GTGGTCTTGGCCACCACTTGAGCGTTAATGACCCTCTGGCTATCCACCGGGTCATCCAGGTTCTCGATTCTAAGCTCGGTGAATCCGTAATTGGTTGTGCTGCGCGGATTGACGAAGGTCGCGGTGAAACTCCTGGCCGGATTAAGCTGTAGCCGCAGACTTTCAGGAGCATCGACTACCAGGTTGATGGTGATATCCTGGACTACCACCCGCCACCGAAGGATGTAACCTTCTTCAACCGGTATCCCGGCCAGGTCCACCAGGAATCCGTTGATGTTCTGGCTTACCACGACCGGTTCGACATTGCCCGGGTTCGGAATTCCCAGGGCATCAACGTAGAGATATTCAAACCGGTAATTGGCACTGACCTTTGGCACCGTGAACTCCACAAATACCCGGGCAACTTCACTGACCGGGATGGTCATGCTCCCGCTTTCATCCAGGGATTGGTCGCGTCCGCCGGAAGTGATGATGGAAGTTAAAAGCGTATCCTCCGGCTCAATTAACTGAATGGTGCGACAGGCTTGGTTACGATCACTCGTGCAGCTCATGGTTTTTGTGCTCCGTTCATTTGAGATTTCAACCAGGTCAGCTCAGTGATGGCACCGCGCAGTTGCTGGAACCGGTTGATGTTGGCAGTAGCAAGCTCCTGGTATCTCCTGGTAGCGGCATCGTGTGATGCCGACAGGAAGTTGGCTTCCTTGGTCAATTTATTGATCCGTTCGTCAATCTCTTCTGTGGTCATACCTTGCTCGTTCAGTTGCGGTTCCTTCAGCTACTCCTTCAGACCTGGCCTGTTTTCTCACAGCCTCGACTAACTCAGTGAGCCTGCCATTCAGCCGGTTCCTTACCGATCTGATGTAGCAGAGGATGATTACAAATCCTGATACGATAACCAGTAGGATTAGTGCGAGATGTTCAAGGTCACTACTCATCTGAGGGATTTGGGATTGAAAAATCTCTTTATGGCTGAAGGAGTCGGTTTCGGTTTCACCTTGATATAGACCTTCTTGGTCTTGACTTCTGTTTTAACGACAGGAGTTGGAGCAGGTCCAGGCTGTGGAAGGCGGCGCAGATCGGATTCTGAAATCTTCTCGGTTACTGGACGTGGAACAGGAGCCTTGGGGACCTTGAGATGTGGGTTAGACTCCTGCAACTGGTTCATCGCTTCAATCATGTCTTGGATGTAATTAAGATATTGCTGTCTATACAAATCCTGGTTTGCCCGAATCTTTGCTATTTCCGCCGTATTGCCTATGGCCGCCTGCGAAACTGAAGTGATAGTTCTCCTTGTTAAAACTCCCTGCCAGAACAGGAGCGCAGTCATCACCAGAGAAAGAACCACTATGACCAGGGCAGCAACTACCAGGTGCTTCACCGTGCTCAGATTGCGCTTTACCTCGATCATCTGGTGGGCTTCTCCAGGAGCCGGATTCTGGCTTCGTGATCTTCAATTCTTTTGTCCTGCTTTTCATCTCCCTGCATGTGGTCTTTGATCCCTCGCATCTCGACTGCGAAGTCATAAAGTTTATCATTCAGCCTCTCGTCCTTTTGTATCCTCTCTTTGATGTCAGCCTCGTAAGCGGGCTTGGCGACGTAACCGTTGGAAAGATAGACGTTCCCGAACACCAGCAGGAAATTGATACCGGCCAGAACGATTCCCCATTTTGATCCGTTCTTGGGCAGTTCGAGAAGATTTTTAATGTCTGTTGCCATTTCATGGTTCAAGAGCCTTCAAGACTTCCTCCGGGCTTACGAATGCTTCCGGTCTGTGCTGGTTTGAGTAATACAGATCGAACTGATTCTGGCGGAGGAACTGACGGTCTTTCAGGAGGTTTAAGTGGATCGAGTGTCCAAAAATTAAGGGATCAGAAATCCCCCACAGAACGATGGCGCGCTTGTTAAGATACCAGCAGTGATGCTGGAGGTATGAATCAACGCAGACTGCGGTATCGCACCCGGAGATGAGTTCTCCAACCCCGTCGAATGACAGGTTGGTTCTAAATTCGGGCACCATCTGCGCTTCTCCCTCTACCCCAACTTGTATTACTCTGTGCCCGGCAGCGATCATACGCTCTGCCAGCTCTTTTGCAAAGGGGTAATCTTTGGGGCTGCCGCTTCCGTTTAGTTGCGGCTGACGCGCTGCGAATGGTGCGTAGAGAATTATCATTTCCTGCCGTTCCTGATTAACATTGCCGACTGAACCAGGAGAAGCAGGATCAGGAGAATGTTGGTGCATAGGGCCGATTCAATGAATATCATAGTTCCAGCATGGCCTCGTAAGCTCCAGCCAGTTCGCCGCGCCAGGCGTGCTCCTGGCACCACCGGTAAACATTGAACCGGTCCAGGTCACCCAGGCGATTACGGGCTTCGGCAATGGAAATCTGTTCCACTTCCCCGTTGAAAATGTCCCGGAAACAGGTCGCCACGATGAGCTTCGGGTATTTCTCTTTGATCCGGGGAAGGAGCGATTTGACGATCACATGATCGCCGCGCCCCGCGTCCAGGACCAGGTATTTGGTGCGTTCCCCGGAGGCTCCCCATGCTTCCAGCCGTTCCTGGAACCGCTTCTCGTCATTCTCCCAGAACTGAGCATTCTGATGGCTGCGGATTCCGCCAGTGGCGTTGCGGAAATGCCAGGTGACAGCTCCGGTATCCACAAGCAGACGAAAACCCTTGCGTAAAATTTCGTAAGTAAATAATGTCTCCTCCCGGTGAGCAGCCGGAGAAAGAAACGGATCGTATTGCGCCACTCCGCGCCGATACAAAAAGGTGGAGTGCAGGTGTTCCACCTCAATAGGGTAATCAGTAGGCGGATGCCTGAACCATTGGACATTGGGAAGATTAACGTCCTTGATAAGATTCGCAGCGCCATCAGGGACTGGCGCGGGGTTAGGCGGCAATACCAGACCTCCAACCGCACCGACTCCGCCGTCGAATCCTGAATAGCCGCGATTGGTTGCCCTGGCGATTAGCGTGTCCAGGACATTGGCTTCCGGGATTTCATCATCATCCACGCGCCAAATCCAGTCGGTCTCAGCCTTGTCCTGAATCCTCTGGTGAGAAATATGCTGGCCGCGCCTGGTGCCATACTCCAGTTCAAAGGTGATCTTTCTCTGGTTAAACAGTTCAAAGATGCACTGGTAAGGTTGAAGGGTCCGTAGATCGACCGGGTTATCCGAGTCATCAATCATAATGACATGAATCCCGCCCTGGTATGCCTGGAAGGCCACTGCCTGCAAGGTCAGGATCAGCGTGTCATACCTGTTCTTGGTAGGGATGCCGACTGTTACTTGCATAATTGGTAAACGATGTCCCGGTTGAACAGGTCCAGCCCGTTGTCGATACATTCCTGGATATGTTTGCGGTCGGTGAATTCCGCAGTATCAATGTTCCGGTGAGCGGTGTTGTGAATCTTCTCGATGATGGCGTCAATGCCTCCGAAGTAACTCAGATGCTGGCCACCTGGGATGATGTCAGGGATTTGGGTAGCGTAACGCGCCGGGTTAGGTCCTATAGCCTTGAGGGTCCGGTAAGGCATGATTTTAGCGTGACGCCATTTATCGACCGCTTTGACCTTGTAATCGTAAAGGAACAAATCCATTGAGAGAGCAGCCAGCTCTCCCCGGTAATTCTTGACTACCGAAGGATCGGGAATCTCATCGCAGTCCACCACGATAATAATGTCGTTATCCTTGCATTTAGTCAGTGCTCGCATGATCCCGTCACGCTGATGGCGCTCGATGTTCCAGGCGCTCTCTTCCGAGCCGTTCATGGGCGGGCAATCATCCACGATGACGTGACTCACCTTGGACAAGTAAGGAGCGAACCGGTCCATGTGCTCTTTGAAATGCAGCGGCTTTGGTTTACCGGCATGGTTCACTGTCGCTTCCACGATCACAAACCGGTCCACCACGTTCCACATGGTCATCAGTTGCTGGTGCAGCAGCGCAAACTCGTTATTGAACATGATGCAGTGATAGACGTCCGGTTTTGGCGGGGAGAGAGTGAGCGGGTTACAATCAGTTGCCCAGATGGTTGTGCCCGGGACCACGGAATGATTGCCGCCAAAGATTTCGTTAATGGCCTCAGTGACCGGGGGCCATTCCGGGCGACCGTAGTCGTGCCCACAGATAACCGCACCCTCTGCCATTAGCGGAGCGAGGTTAAAAGTGTCCTCTTTCACTTCATGCTTCAGGTGGCCTGCGTCGATGAAGATAGTGTCCGCCTTGACACCCATCTCCAGTAGAAGTTTGGCGGCATGCACTCCATGCATCCTTAGAGTAATGAGGGTTCCAGTCTCAACATGCCGCCAAAGGTTTTTCAAAAACTCATTGTAAGCGAAATCACCATCCATCTCCCTTGCCTGGGCGTGATTGGTGTCCCGCTCAGCCTGGCTTCCCAGCCAGGTGTCGATGCAGTAAAGAACGCCGCCCGGTGGAAGATTATCGGCGATAGCGGTAGAGCTTTTACCAAACCAGGAACCGAGTTCGATGAAGACCTTGCTCTTTTTGGCCCGGCGAGCCAGCCACAGAAGTTCCTCGTCATTCATCCATTCACCCAGTTTCTGCGCGTTAGCGATAAAGACGCCGCTGTAGCGCTCCCGCAGGATGGCGTGGTTACGGGCCATCAGTTCATGGCCGCCTGGCCAGTTGCGGAAGGTGACATTGCCCTCGTGGAAAATGGGAAAGGCACCGATGCCTAAGCGCCCGTCATACGGCACCTTCCCATCGTTGGGGACCTGTGCCAGCCGATAGCCGGAGGCGACAGCCCGGCAGCACAAATCCACATCTTCCGCGTAACCGGCCCCGAAGATTTCATCCAGTAACCCGATCTTGTCCAGAACGCTTTTGCGGATCATGCAGCAAAAGAAGCAGAGGAAATCGCGGTCGATCTCGGTGTTGTGCATCATCCAGGGGCCGGTGATGGCTACCGTTGGATCATTGAATGGCTCCATCAGCATCTCCAGCCAGAGATTGGGCGGCTGGGCCAGAAGCTCGGTGTCATCATTGAGGAGAACGATGAAGTCTCCCTTGGAAATTTTAATGCCTTCGTTACATGCCCGGGGATAACCGATCTTTTCCGGATACCACATCTGGACCACATCCTTGGGGAGCGATTCCATCGGGGCATCGTAGCCATTGGCTACCACGATGATTTCGTAGTTACAGTTGGTGTATTTACGGATTGAGGCCAGGCATGGGACCAGGTTCTTTTCTTTGCAAGTTGGGATGATGATTGAGATCATGCCGTCTTAAATGCCTCAAGGTGCGCCCCTGCGTCAATGGTCAAAGTCTGTGAAGTCACCGCTAACCCCTGAATTGTCAGGTTACCGGAGCCGGTAGTGACGATAGTGCCCCACATAAAGACCACGCATTTGGAAGCACTG